CCATTTAACACACCAGCGAAAGTATTACCTGTGTCGTCAACGTTTAAGTTATTACTTAAAGCAGGCGTATAATCTAATACACCAGCCATTTGCAATGCAGAAGCAACGTCTGAAGAGCAGATAATTATATTACCTTTTCCTCTACGTGTTCTTTGAGCGATTGTATTAGCGTCACGTTCAACTGCGAACATTAAACCTTTAAATCTCTCAACCGACCAACGACCATTTGAGTCAGTATCTAAATCAAAGATACCAGCAGTAGTGGTATTAATCACAGCATTTGAGTTATCATTATCAGCTTGACCGAACTCAGCACCAATATAGATGGATCTTACGACCTCTCTATTAATTTCTGCTAAAATTTCAGCCGACAGAATATTTGATAATTCTGTTTCTGCGTCTAAACCGTGGATTGCTTTCAAGTCTTGAGCAAGTTCCATAGTGTATTCAGCTTTCAGAGCTCTAGATTTAGCAGTTACCGTTGACTTCTCAATTGAGAAAGCCATTTCAGCAAATGCGTTTCCAGAAGCATCTCCAAGAGCTTCAGCAGCAGCTGTCGTCATCGCCGTACCTGCTGTATAGGTACCAGGCGATCCATCATTTAATACTCCTGGGTTAGAACCAGCGTGAGCAGTTGTACTATAACCACCCGTGGCACTTCCAGCAGCGTTTCTTCCTGAAAAATCAGAATCAGCTTCATCAAACAATGCTTCTCCACCAGCCTGTGTTGCATATCTGCTACGCATAGCAAATATTAACCCAGTTGGTCCTGACATTGGTTGCACACCACATACGTCATATGCAATCAAATTAGGTAGAGCACGTCTAACAAGACTAATTAAAATAGGATTCCAGTTTTGGACATTAGAACCAGTTGCATTAGCGGGAGCTGCTTCTGAAAGGAATGCAGCATCTTCTTTTAATGCTTTTTCTTGGTTTTCTAACACCATAGCTGTGACCGCACGTTTATAGCCATCCGTAACTTTTGGAAGTTCTGGATGGTCTAAAACTGGCTGCCACTTTTGTTGTATAGCTTCGGATAAATACATATTAATCTCTCCTTAATATTTTCCTAGTTAATTAACTAAAAAGTCCATTTATTTTTTATTATAAATGTCCAGTTTCTTTTGTTTACTTATAGCAGCGGTATATGCAGCCATTGATTCAGTTATATCAGAATCGATGTTATCTTGTGTACCCGCCACATCATTTACTTCATCACCTATTGATTTAGATTTAGGGAAGTAAGAAGCTTTTAAAGTTTCTACTTTCTTTCTAAAATCACTAGCACTATTATATTCAACGTTTTCAGCAAGTCCATTAAACTTATCTTTTTCAGTATCAGCTAAATCAGAAGCGACATCCGATAGGATTTCATCTCTAGTATGTTTAGCATTCTCTTGGTTAAGTTCAACGTTCTTTTCAATAGACTCATTAAGTTTTTTGTTTAACTCATCTATTTTAGCAGCTTGATCCTCAATCACATTGTATTTTTCTTCTGGAATATCAATGTAATGAGATTCAAATAACTTTTTGAGACCAGATATAAAGTCTTCCGCAACTTCACTTTTAAGTCCTTGTTCAACAGCCAATTCATTTTCTTTCATCCATTCCTCAACTATGTAATTAAGGTAGCCATCAACTTTTTCTACTATTTCGTTTTTAGCAGTTTCAGTATCAGTTTTAACTTTATCAGCGTATTCATCTTCTAATCGGATAACTTCATCTGCAAGTTTGTTTCTTACTGCAGCCTCAAATATTGTAGAAGCTTTGTTTTTAAATTCATCTGATAAATCAGATTCATTTCCAACAAGAGCTTTGACATCTTCTTTGACATCAACTTTTTTCATTTTATCTTTAATTTCTTGAGCTTTTAATTCTTTTGCTTTTTCAGCATCAGCATTCGCTTTCAATTCTTCTTTATCTTTTTCTTCATCTTCTTTCACATCTTTTTTTTCATCATCTGTTTGAGCTTGAAGTTTTTTCTCAGCGTCTTTCTCAGCGTTAGCTTTGATTTCTTCTGGTTTCTTTTCATCTTGCTCTTTCACTTCTTTTTCAGCATCAGCATTTGCTTTCAATTCTTTTTTCTTCTCATCATCTTTTTCGTCTTGAGCTTTAACTACTTCTTTTTCTTTTTCGTCTTGCTCTTTAACATCTTCTTTGTCTTTTTTAGCGTCAATTGCTTTCTTTAAAGCAGGTGGTAATTCACCTTCTTTAACTTCTTTTTCTTTTTCAGCATTCGCTTTCAATTCTTTTTTCTTTTCATCATCTGTATTAGCTTTGACTACTTCTTTTTCCTTTTCGTCTTGTTCAGGAATATAAGAGTTTTTCAAAGTTTGACCAGCATCGGCTGTACCTGCAGATTTTTGATGAGCGTCACCAGTTATGTGGTTAACTCCTACTGCAAAATCTATTTTTGGATCATTCGGAGAAGTAACCGCTTTTTTGATTACATCCTGAATAGTCGTACTTAAAGTTTTCATAGGTTCAGCTGCTGTGGCATTTCTTTTTGGTGCATCCGCACTTGTATTATTTGCCATTTTGAGCTCCTTTATGCTTGTTTATGGTTAATGTAAAATAATTTCAACGGTGTTAATAACCGTTGTTATTATTTATAAAATTACAGGTTTTTAAGGAAAGATTCGAATACTCGGGCTTTAACGTCAGCCAGTTGTGTTCTCTTAGCCTGTACAATCTGCAACTTTAATTTGTCTATATCTTGCTCTTTTAATCTGCCGCTGTCCCAAACCCACTCTTTGCCTTCCATAATGCCTTCAACAAAGGCGTCTGGAGCTGATGGGTCTGCAACTATATCTGCAGCCGTAGCAAGGTAAAAATCGTCTTTGACGTAATTAGCGCCGTTCTTTTGATATAGTGTTCCCATACCTCTACTTGAAACACCTAGTCTTGCGCCTTCGTCAATTAAATTTTTCACAATCTTTCCATAAGGAGTATCTAAAACTTTAGCTTCTCCTAAAAAGTTCTTACCGTCAGGATAGAGAGCTTTCACCATATGACTTACACGTTCTAAATTCACAGTTGGACCTTCTGGATGACCCAACTCACCAAATGCTCTATTCTTGTTTATAAATTCTCTATTATATCTTACAACTTCTCTTTGTAAAATTTCACTTGGATAGACTCTACCGTTTCGATTTTTGACATCTGCTTGCATAAAAATCCCTTTAATGGCATAGTTTTTCTTGCCATCGGAACCTTCTTCTACAATGTATTGTGCGTCTTGGATTTCTTCGGTGATTAATTTCATCTAATCTATCTCTCGTTATTATTTATAAGGATTATTATCTAAACTCAACAACAATCGTATAATTATCTCCACTTGCAAAGTTTTTTGTACTTAACAAAACATCGCCAGTTGGAGTAATTGAGTTGTTTGGAATACTATTTCCATCTGTTCTAAAGTCCATAAAACCTTGACCAGACAATACTAATGCCGTGGCATTCGTTGCACCATCCCAAACTAATTCTACTGCTGATTTTGTATTAGCAGTATTAACTGACCAATAGACTCTAGCAATAGTTCTATTGCCATCTTCGGACATAAAAGTTAATTCACTAGAGTCAACTTTATTGATTAATGTTTCACCTGTTCCATCTGATATGTTAGTTAATTTACAAACATATTTTACACCAGTGGTATCTGCAATCGTTTGTATTGATACAGCGTCAGCCATTAAATACTCTCCATTATAGCTTTAACAAAGTCAGCATTTGCTTTCTTTGTTTTATCACAAATTTCTCCTGCAGTTTTTGTGCTTTCACTACAGATTTCTTTTGATAAATCTATTAAATATTTTTTTAATTGTTTTAACATTACTCGTCCTTCTTGTGTTTACCTAAAATCTTAACTATTTCCCAAGTACCATCTTCATAATGATGAACGTTTGCGTCAACTAAATCGCACATAAATGTTAATGATTCACCATCTATCTTATAAGTGATACCATTTATTTCTACACTATCCATTTCTTGGGACTTATTTCTCCAAGCTTTTTCTACTTCTCTTTTTGTCTTTAAGCAATCGGACATACTATTGGCACCTTTATGGTCAATCAATGAACCGTCTGCAAAAACACAAACTGCAAAAACTACTTCAGCTTTCTTTTTACTCATATCTCCACAATCACCTGCATAGGCAATAGTAAAAAATAAACTAAACAATATTGTTAATAATAATTTTTTCATATTCATCCTTATCTGATTGGTGGTACATATAGTATGCCACCATTATTCCATAAATTATTTAATCCTCTTTCTAAAGCAAGTGGTGTTTCTTCTCCCACATTTCTTTCAAAAGATTCTCCATAATTTCCTACTTGTTGAATAATATTATATCCAAACTTCATTCCTAATCCTAACATAGGACCAATGTAACCTTCTACTCCTAAAATTCTTTTAACTTCTTTTGATTTAGATGTTAACATTAAATCAACATTTTTAGAAGTGATACCTGCCTCTTCAGCATTAATCATAATAAACATAGTCCATCTTACTACATCTTCCCATTCTTGGTCGCCTTGTCTTACAAGTGGACCTAATGGTTCTTTAGATATAATTTCAGGTAATACCATCCAGTCATCTGGATTTTCTGCACCTGCTCTTGCGGATGCTAAACCAGAAGCGTCTGTAGTAAAGACATCACACTCACCAGCAAACAATTTTGCTTTTGCGTCTTTGTTACCTTCAACATATACTGGTTTATATGCCATATTGTTTTCTGCAAAATAGTCATTTAAATTTAATTCGGATGTTGTTTCTGCTGTAATACAGACAAACGCACCATTTAATTCTGTTGCATTTTCAATATCTAAATCAGTTGGTACTAAAAATCCTTGTCCATCATAATAATTAACACCTGCAAATTCAAACATCAAGTTAACATCCCTACTAATTGTCCAAGTAGTATTTCTTGCAAGTAAATCAATTTCACCAGACGCTAATGTTGGGAATCTTTGAGCAGCGTTTAAACCTATAAACTCTACTTTATTTGAATCACCAAATATTCCAGCGGCAACTGCCCTACAAAAATCTACATCTAAACCACTCCAATTTCCTTCTTCGTCTTTAGCGGAGAAACCAGGTAAACCTGCATTAACTCCACATACAACATAACCTCTATCTTTTACAACATCAAGTAGACCTAATTCTCTTTCTACTTTAAAACTCTTTGTTGGAGCACAACTTACTAAAAAAAATGTTGCAATCAACATCATCAATAATTTTTTCATATCATCATCCTATTGTGTTAATACTTTAGTCTTTTTTTCCTTTTTCTTTTCAGTTAAAGACTTCGCTGTACCACCTAGTTTTAAACTACCAGACTGGTCAGGCATTTTATTTTTAATACTAATAATGTTACCATCTTTATCTATTTCAGCCATTGATGGACCACAAATTACTCTACGGCCGTCTTTCAATTTTTCTATTTTTCTTTTGTCTTTCAAACAGTCCATTAAACCATCATACTTAACAAATTCGCTTGATGTGTCGGTAACAATAAACATTGTAATAATAGTGACTAGAGTAGCAGCGTCCATAAATTATTCTCCTGTTGTATTCCCGTTTTGTGAGGCTCTTATTTTGTCCTTTAATTTTTCTATGTCTGATAAAACCTTCTCCATATCGGTCTGTAACCTCTCAATGTTCACTTTATTGTTCATCATACCTTCAAGTTGTTTTGATATTGCTTCCACTTGACCTGATAAAAATTCAATCAACATAAACTGCTCGGAATCAGCAGGTGGGGAACCTAAATCTCCCCTTGGCCATTTAATCCTAAATTCATTATTCTTTTCTATATCTCCAGTAAGTCTTTCACTTGCCTGGTTTAAATCTTTTTCTAATAGTGTTGTATTAGTTTCTAACATATTCAATCGCTCTATCACTCCGAAGTAAGCCCACACTCCAACCGCTACAGCTCCAATTATAGCAATTAAATTTTTCATTGGCATACTAACAGCTGTTTCACTTGACACTCTCATTTCATCTCCTTTACTCATTTTTAATACCTTTCAGCTTATTAATAGCTTCTTTATTTTCTTTTATTCTTTTATCTTGTAAATCATCTATCATTTTTTGTAGCTTTTCAGCCTTTTCTTCTTCCGTATCCCTCTTTATCTTCCTCC